CGAACCTGCTGGCTCAACCTACGCTTAAGGAGGCATCATGGACGCTAATAAGGTAGGCACTCAGCTACCTAACAGATTCGGTCAGATTCTGTTGGGGCAGTTGATTAGCGCAGACATGAACTCCACTGACGATCAGCAGATCGTTATCTTTTCCGCGCCTGCCAAGTACATCATTCGTCGCATTGTGGCTACCAATGCTTCCATCAGCCTAACCACGGCTGTTGGAGGCATTTATCCCGCAGTGAGCAAGGGTGGAACGGCAATCGTAGCCAATACGCAGGTTTATAGCGGCTTGTCTGCTTCTGGTAAGTTTGTTGACCTTACCGTGGCTTCTGGCTATACCTCTGGCGGCGATGTTCTGACGGTTAAGAGCATCTATCTGTCGTTGACTACGCCTCAAGGTGCTGCGGCTACTGCTGATATTTACGTTTATGGAGATATTGTCACGCTATGAGCGACTTATATGTGACCAACAATGGCGTAGAACCCCTCGTAGACTCCTACGATGGGACTTCTTATGAGTTTCTGCCCGGTAAGGAGGTGCAGATACCCGAGATTGTTGCAAAGCATATATTTGGCTATGGCGATGACAATAAAGAGCCGTATTTTGTAAGACTAGGATGGATGAAGATGTCTACTGATCTGCCTGCCGCAAAAGACAGGATGGCTCAGTTTTCGTTTTCATCCACCTCGACCAAAACCGTCCACTTGTCAGCCCCGGTGGTGGAACGAGTAGCCGCGCCCATGCCTAAAGCACGGGTTGCGGCGAAAGTTGCAGCATCAACAAGCAATGAGTAGATATGGCAACCACTCTATCGGGCTACATCACAGAAACCCGGCGATTGTTGCATGATGTCAATGCAAACTTCTGGACAAATGCCGAACTAACTGACTACATCAACGATGGTCGTGGACACCTAGTGCAAGACACGGGGTGTAATCGCGTTCTCCAGAACCACACGATTACCACTGGCACAGAAACAATCGACTTTTCTGCCCTGCCAGAGGGCGTAAGAACCCTAGACGTACTAAACGTAATCCTCTACTGGGGGAATACCCGTATACCGCTTTACTACCTGCCATGGACTGACTTCAATGCTCAGTTGCGCTACTGGCAAACCTACACTGGCAGGCCCATTGGCTTCTCAATGTACGGGCCAAAGAAGATCTACATCTCTCCTACGGCAGATCAGGACTATGCTTGCGAGATTGACACGGTTGTTGAGGCTGAAGATCTTTCAGATTCCAACCCTACAGAGACGCTTCCCTCTCCGTTTACCGAGGCAGTGCCGTTCTATGCGGCTTACCTAGCCAAGTATCAGGAGCAGTCCTACGGGGAGGCAGAGATATTCAATCAGGAGTACAAGAAGCACGTTCTCCAGGCACTAAATACTTCATTTACGCGCAGACTACCGACACCTTACATAGCGGGGTACTGACATGGCTGCGGTAGAGCAGAAGAAAAGTTATGCCGTAGTCAAAGACTTCAAGGGTATAAACACCAAGAACTCCCGTACTGTTATCTCTGATGGGGAGTTTGGCTGGCTAGAGAACGCTATGCCTATCGGTTTTGGCAATCTACGCACAATTGCCGGTAGTTCTCAGCTAAGCAACGTAACGTGGACGGCAAATACCGCCTTCCTCGGCTCTGTAAACATCAACAATAACGAGTATGTTCTGTCGTTTAATGACGATGGCAGTGCCAATTACGTCAACATCACAACCAATACAACGGGAAACATTGCCGCAGCAGGTACTTTTTCCAACTCTGGGGTGATGATTACCCAGTGGAAGAACGAACGTGCCTTAATTATTGACCCAAACAACGGGTATAAGACTTGGGATGGCGTAGATCTCCACGACATAGGGGCGGTCAACAGCATTACCATCAATGATGGCGGTTCTGGCTACCTAGCATCTAACACTACCGTCACTTTTAGCGCCCCAAGCCAAGCAAACGGCGTTACAGCTACCGGCGAAGTGGTGCTAATCGGCAATGTGGTCTCAGAAATTATCCTTACCGAGGCTGGAATAGGCTATACGTCTGCTCCGAGCATCACGATCTCTGGCGCTGGCTCCAACGCCAACGCTACCTGCACGATCCTAGACCAGAATGGCATCGACATAGCCACGTTCTCAGGCAGAGCCTGGATTGCCAGTGATCGAACGGTGTTTTATACCGCCGCAGACACCTACAACGACTTCTATAGCATCTCTTCTGGCTTTTTGACCATCTCAGACGCTACTTTAAGGACGGATATTACCCGCATCCTGGCGGCTAACAACTTCCTTTATGTCTTTGGTGAGGACTCTATCAACGTCTTCTCAGATGTGCGGGTGGATTCCACGACTGGAGAGACGCTATTTACCAATACCAACGTCTCTGCCTCGGTGGGTTCCAATCTCAAACACGCTATCTTCCCGTACTTCCGTTCAGTCCTATTTATGAACGAGTACGGAGTGTATGCGCTTGTGGGTGCTACAACGACCAAGATTAGTGACCCGCTAGATGGCGTCTTCCCGCTTATTGACTTCTCCAGCGAGGTTACGGGTGGTCAATGCCTTATCAACAACATCTTGTGCGCTACGTTCAACTTCAAGTACAACGACAGCGGCACCTTTCGCTGGATACAGGCAGCGTTCTTTGAGCGTAAGTGGTTCTTTACTAGCCAACTAGCAGATAGTTACTATGTGACCCCATCGGTTAGCCAGGGGTTCCTTAACCTTTATGGCTCTTCTGGCACGAATCTGTATCAGTTTTACAGCGATGAGACCACACCTATAGGCATAGAGATACAGACTGCGCTTCTACCTATGGGTGATCCCATCCGAGACAAGCAGGCGCTGAAGATTGGCATTGAGGCTACCCTTGGCAATCTGCCGATTACGCTAGAAGCCTACGTTGACTCAGAGGCGGCTCAATCCCCGCCGATTACGTTTGCTAACTCGATTACTTGGACAAACAACCTGTCTAATTCAATCAATTGGACAAACAACTCAAACAACATAATTTTGTGGCTAAGCACCATTTCTCCTGGCGCGGGATACTATTTGTATCGTTCTGATGCGAAAATGTATGGCAAGTATCTGGGGATGACCATACAGGCTACGGCTACCCCAATTACCATCAATGGATTCCAATACGAGCATGAATTGAGAGCGAGGTTCTAATGGCACTCCCCGTAACCGTTCCTAACATCTTTGCCAATGTCACTACATCTATCCCATTGGCAAACCTAGACACGAACTTTGTGACGGTCACAAACGCTATCAATGGCATTGCAAACGGTAGCGAAGCCCTAGCAAACGTCAATGTGACTGGCGGCAATGTAGCCAATACAACCGCTAAAAACGCCAACAGAGAGTTAGTAACCATTAATGCAACAGGCGCGTCTGGCACAGTCAACGTAGACATAAAGACTTCTCAGGTTATTCTGTACCAAGGCAATAGCACGGCAAATGTGACGCTCAACTTCCGTGGAGATGGCAGCACTACGCTGAACAACACAATCTCCAACAATGAGTCAGTGACTATAGCGGTAGCAGTCACTAACAATGCTACGCCGTTCTATGTGACTCTGACGCAGATTGACGGCACAAACGTCACTCCTAAGTGGCAAGGTGTTGCGCCTACGTCTGGCACTGCTAATGCAGTAGATTTCTATGTCTACAACGTAATCAAGTCCAACACCAATACCTATTCGGTGTTTGCCTCTAAGAGTGCGTTTGTTTGATATGCCTTACATCTCCACCATTTCCAGGGCAGCAGCTAATGGTCTTGGCTATAGAGGCGCAGAACCGGCTATAGGTTCGCCGTTTCAAGGTGGCTACTACGCTGGTGCGTACCAGGTTAATGGTGCGAAATACTATTTGATAGTTGCTCCAAAGGCTTCAGAGTCAACTACTATTTATTGGACTGGATTGCCGCCAAACATACAAACAACGAGTGAGATTGACGGTCTTACAAACACAAATTCTTTGAATAGCGGTGGACAAGCACCAGCAGCAACTTATTGTTTCACATATCAAAATGATGGCTATACCGATTGGTATCTTCCAGCATTGTTGGAAATAGAAATAATTTATTACAACTTAAAGTCATTTGCGTTTCCTAATTACACGCTTACTGGTGCAAATCAATATGCTATTCCATCTCGCGCCGGACAAAACTACAAGCAGTTCATTCCGCGCCAAACTCCAGTTGGTTTGTTTCAATCTGGTGGGTCACAGTTTTTAGAAGGATTTTATTGGACTAGCACTCAAGTTGCATCAACAGTTCAAAATACTAAGGCTTTTGGCATATTTAATGCAGATGGCATTGTTTATGAGGTGGCTAAACAACCAACATCTTCGGCAATTGTGCGTCCAGTTCGTAAGGTTTATGCAGGAACCGTATAAAGGAGAAGTTTATGGGCATCAATGCTTTTACATCACTAGGCAAAACAGTTAAGGTTGTTGCCGATTCAACGGCTCCTACGCCCGTTCAAGTGCCTTCTACGACCCTTGGCGGCAATCAGTATCGAGTCATCAACCTGTCGAGCAATACAGCCTGCTTTCTAGCCTACGCTCAGACCAGTGCTGACGCTACGACAAATTGCGTCATCCCGACTGGAGAGGGGGCAAATAGCACTACGGTATTGCCTTTGTTGCCGCAGACTGATGAAATACTGTCGTTTGTACCCAATGCGTACTTTACGGCAATTACTGCATCTGGCACTGCCGATCTGTACATCACACCCGGCGATGGTATGTAAGGAGTAGGCCATGTTAAAAGCACTAGGAGGCTTTGCGGTAACTGGAGGGTCTAATGGAACCGTTACAAGCATTGATACTGGTACTGGCCTTACTGGTGGGCCAATCACAACGTCAGGAACAATTGCACTAGCCAACACAACCGTCATTTCCGGCGACTATGGAAATGCAAACACCGTATCTGTTTTTACGGTCAATGCTCAAGGGCAGCTTACATCCGCAAGCAATGCGGCAATAGCAATAGGAACTTCCCAGGTAACTGGACTTGGAACCATTGCAACGCAAGATTCCAGCAACGTAAACATAACCGGCGGCACGATAAGCAATACGCCTATAGACTTCCAAGACCAGTTAGCTACTAGGCCAACGCTCAAGGACTATTCGATTAATGGTGAGGTGCTTGGTCTATTAAACGCCAACACCAGCCTTAACTTTGCCAATGCCAACTTCTTTAGTGCCACGGCAAACGCCAATGTGACGATCAGCTTTGCCAATGCAAGCCCGTCTAATACATTAAGTGGTTGTGTCTTGGCTTTGACTAATGGAGGTTCTCAGACATTGACATGGAGTAATGTGGCATGGAGCGGCAATACTGCCCCCACCCTTACTTCTAATGGGTTAGACATCCTTGTTTTTGTAACTTATGACTCAGGCACAACCGTACATGGCATGGTTGCGTCTTTAGACTCTAAAAAATAATGGCTGACCTAATACCAATGTTGATGGCTGCGGCTGGAGCAACACCTCCTGGGCCGTCCCCTAGAAACGAAGCTATTTTTACTGATACTTCTGGCCCAATCAGTTGGGTTGTTCCTTCTGGCGTTACGAAGATTTCTGCCGTTTGCATTGGTGGTGGTGGCGGTGGTAAAGGCGATGGCAGCGGCGGTGGTGGTGGTGCGGGTGGTGATCTACGCTATTACAACAACCTTTCGGTAACCCCAGGGGAAACCTTAACAATTACTGTTGGAGTAGGTGGAACAGGCGGGACAAGCCCGACCGCTGGTGGATATTCCAGAATTGCTAGAAGCGGCACAACTTTATTGGAAGCCGCCGGTGGTGGTGCTGGAAGCACAACATCTAGCGGTGCTAAAAATGGAACTAGCACAACTGTTGGCGGCTCCGTAGGTGGAAACGATGGTGGTACATCCACTAATAGTGGTGGCGCAAGTACCTCTTCTGGTGCTGGTGGTGCTGGAGGATATGCAGGAAACGGTGGGACTGGAGCGAGTTTGACTAATACTGCTGGCTCTACTGGAACTGGTGGTTCTGGTGGCGGTGGCGGCGGTGGTGGTGGCAGTTCTTGTGGCGGCAGTGGTGGTGGCGTTAATGTTTTCGGTCAGGATTACAACGGAACTGGCGGTAATGGCGCAACTGGTAGCGCAGGAAACGGTGTTGCCGGTAGTTTTGGTGACAGCGGTTTAGGGCCAGTTTTTAGAGCAATACTTAACAATCAAACGCCAAAATTTGCAGGCGGTGGTGGAAGTGGTCGAGATTTGACTGGGGCGGCTGGGCCTGGTGGACAAGGCGCAGTGAGAATTGTGTATCCTGGAGATACAAGGTCGTTCCCATCTACAGATGTTTGGATGAGTGAAACCATTACCACCTTAATAGAAACGCAAGCTGAAAATACTAATGTCATAACAATTCCAGCGTCTGCTTTAGCCGGTGACTTAGCTATTTTGTTTAGTGGAAATCGTTCATCTGGTACGCCTACCGATCCTGCTGGGTGGACTCGCATGGTTAATGAAAGTTCTGCTGGCCCAACGGCAACCCTTTGGTATCGTATTTTGCAATCTGGAGATGCTGGAACAACAGCAACAGTTAGAGCGGGTACGGCGCAATCTTTAGAAATGATTTTGTTTCGAAAAGCTACTGGAACTTTTTCTTCTGCAAATATAGTAGGGGCTACTGGGCAAAGACTTATAGGGACTACTGCTACTCAAACGCAAAATGCTTCAACAGCAACAGCACCATTTATAGTTTTTGGTATTTTTGAGGCAGATAGAAACTCAATAGACACCACATTTACAAAATTTACAGGCGGCTATGCTGGAGTCGGAAACTATGATCCAACGGCAGTTTTTGCCGTTGACAACGGAGACACAACTAGAGAAGGATTTATTCGTTTTAGAATTTATGATGTTGCCCCACCAAACGATGTTGTGTTTTCAAACACAAGCACTTCTACCAACTCTGCTTTATGTTCCTGTATTCTTGAGGTGACCTAAATGTACGTGAAAATTAAAAGCGGTAATATAGAAAGGTATCCTTACTCGCTTGATATTTTGCGTAAAGAGAATTCAAATATCTCATTTCCGCAAAATTTAACCAAAGAACTGCTTGAAAGTTTTGGCGTATATCGTGTCATTGAAACGGATAGACCTGAGACGAACGAGAGTTCTTATGCGGTCAAACGGCATCTTCCAGAATTGGTTGATGGTGAATACAAGTTATTGTGGGATGTAAAACAAAAGACTGCCGAACAGATTGCAGAAGAAATAAAAACTAAAAAAGTTCAAGTTCGTGATCAACGTAACGATTTGCTATCTGCGTCAGACTGGACTCAGTTGGCAGATGCCCCCGTAGACAAGGCAGCATGGGCTACTTACCGCCAAGCCTTGCGCGATCTACCGCAGCAGCCAGGCTTTCCTGATATTGACTTACCACGCAGCCCAGACTCGGTTGAGATAGGAGAGTAAAGTGCAACTGCAAGATGTCCTAAATCTTGTTGGCGGTATTGCCCTAACAGTTATTGGCTGGTTTGCCAGAGAACTCTGGTCAGCCGTCAAAGAACTGAAGAACGACCTTAGCAAGTTGCGGGAGGAACTTCCTAAGACTTATGCCCAGAAAGATGATGTCAAAGAAGGCTTCAAAGAGATTCGTGCCATCCTAAACGACATTTATCAGGAACTGAGGAACAAGGCTGACAAATGAGTGGCTACAACATGGATGCTCTCTCCTCTCCGATCTTCGGTGAGGCTGAGTCTCTTAGGGAGTTTCTCTTTGAGAACGGTGTCCAGCATCAGTCATTTGCAGAACGGCTACAAGACTTAGGCTATCAGATCCAGCGTTACCCGTTGATAGATGCAGACCCAGAAGATCTGGATGATTGGTTGCAGGTGCATCAGCTAGAGCATCAACAGTTCTCTACGATTCTGAACTTGAACGATCCGTTTAATTTGCTAGATCTAGACTTCAACCAAGAGGATGACTTCTACGATTGGGTGCAGAAGCATCTCTTAATCCACGAACAGATTGCTAGAACATTGGTGAGTTGATATGAACTTAAACGATCTTACTTATGATCTATCAACCATTTGGGGAACGCTTACTCAGCAATCAGGAAGATCGTTTTCAGTAAACGACCTTGCCAAACGGTACCCTGTTTACTATGAACTATTTCGCAATCTTGTTGCAGACAACAAAATACCAACAAAAACAGATTGGAATGGAAACCAAGTAGCAACGGCTGGTGATTGGCTCGGTGCAATACAGCAGTACATACCAAATGATCCAATTACGTTGTACCGTACATACAAAAACGACAAGTGGTTTAATCCACTTGAAAACACTCCTGAGTGGAAAAAGAACATTTATTCAGAGGTATGGGCATCGCTTCCAGAGTACGTCAACGATCCTACAAAGACACCTCCTAAAGAAGCGTTTACAAAGTTTGCAGAGTCAAAGCTAGAAGAAGTAACAAAGTTAGCTGAGAATCAGATTAAAGCAACCTCTTCGCAAATTAGGCCAGATCAATTTACATACAATGGCAATGTCTACAGCATCAACAATCTGCAAACGGCAAACTCATATGCTTTTGAAAACCGCCGTGTTGGTTCGCCATATGCGACGTTGAACGTAGTAGATGCTAATGGCAAAGCAGATAGGCTGGTCTTTATTCCTGAGTCATATCTCTTGTCTGGGGAAAAGGTCGGTAATACGACATTTTTGAACGAACAATTTCTAAACCAGGACTTTTTGAACAGTCTTGGAAAAGTAAACCTTAAAAGTGTTGGTGCGCCATGGAACAATGTTACCAATACGTTTGGAACAAATGGCTATGTAATTTCTGAGGCAGATCTAAAGCAAAAATTTCCAAAGATTTTTCAAAGCATTGACAGCGGAGATCAGTCTAAAGTTGAGTCTGATGCTCAGCTTGTCTCGTTTGCTGGAAACTTAGCTTATAAGTTCAATGCAAAGATGAACTTTCAAGGGGTCAACTATGTTTCAACAGGGGTTGGCCCTGCGATTGCGTTTCCCGTGGAACGCAACAATGTTGGCGTAGACGCTTACCTAACAAGCAACAACTATGGGGATGAATACTCCTACGAAAAACTTGGCTCTGGCTACGCTACTCGCCGTAGCAACATAATTTTTGACACTATTAGTGCGCTGCCCGAACCACAAAAACCCAATTGGGGTGCTTTTATTGCTGCTGGCGCTGGAATCTTTCTGGCTGGCGCTGGTCTTGCAACCGCACTAAGCGGCGCTACTACAACCTCTTTAGCAACCACCGTAGGGACGGCGGTAGGCTTGACTGGAACCGCAGCATCTGTTGGTGGTGCGGCAATTATTGGCGCTACCTTATCCGAACTTGCTGGTGGCGATCCTCTTACGGGAGCCGTGATTGGTGGTTTGGGTGAGTTGACTGCGGTAGGAAACTATGCAGAAGCTGTTGGCAGGTCATTAGGTGCTACCACGGCAACAAGTGCGGCTGTTATAGGAAACATTGCGCTTAGTTCAGCCATGAGCGGGTTGACTGCCGCTGCGTTGGGTCAAGACGTTGGCAAGTCAATGTTGGCTGGCGGCATAGTTGGTGGCGTTGCTGCTGGTGCAGAAGAAGTTGCAAGTGCAATCGTAGGTGGCAAAGAAAACCTAGCAAACATAGCTTCTTCTTTAGGGTTTTATGGAGAAAAGGGTATTCAGCAAACTGCTCAAATACTGAGTGGTGCTATTGCCCAAGGCGTTGTGGCTGAAATAAATCAGACCCAGACGTTTGGCGAAGCGGTATTAAATGGATTGGTTGCCGGTGGCGTAAGTACAAAGGTTGCAAACGAAGTTGTAGAGGGTATGAGGGCAAATGCGCCTACGACTAGGGCGATCTTTAATGCCACTAGGCAGATTACCAGTGTTGCAACCACTGCTGCGCTAAACAATCAAGATGTTAGCCTTGCCTTAGAGAACGCTGCTCCAGGCATCATCATTACATCTTTTAGAGAACTTACTACTCCTGACCAGCAGGTTGCTGAACAGGTTCAAAAAGAACAAGAAGGTGACTTTGTTGAGACAACTGGAGAGGAAAGTATTGCTCCAGTAGCGCCGCCATCTGACTTGGTTGCTGAAGGTGGTATGTCAGTAGAAGACCAAGAGTTGCTCAACCAGATACAGGAGGTTGCTCAAAGGCCGGATATTACGGGTCAAGAGGGTTCTACTGAACTTGCTGGCCCTGCAACACCATCGTTTATTGACCTTATAGACAGACAGAATGAGCGTTTAGTTGGTGGGCCTCAAGTATCTACAGAGGTAGATAGTGGTGTAACTATAACTTCGTTGCGCCAACAGGTGGTCGGAACGCTTCCAGACGGTCGTGAGTATTTATACACTATTGTTATTGACCCAGATACTGGGGAAAGGTTTTACGAATGGAGTACACAAGGAGCGCCTTCTGCGGAAGGTGTTGCAGCAGAGCAAGTTCTTAATGCTTCCAGAACAAAACCTGACTTCCAAAAATTATTTGCAGAACCGGGTGTCCCAGGAGGTGCCGGTGGGGACATTCAGACTGATATTGAAAACATCATTAGTGGAGAAGGTTTAGAGGAAGTAACGCCTACTACGCCAACGCAAGTAGAAACGCCAATAGTTGTAACCGAGCAAGAGCAGGCACCTACGATTCCAGCCCAGACAGTAACTGGCGGTGAAACGGTACAAGAAGTAACGCCTACTCAACCTCCTGCTGGCCCTGTAACAGACCAAGACATCATAGAAGTAATCCAAGGTGAGACGCTGCCTGAGACGGGCGGTGAGGTCTCTACGGTGCCTGTTGGAGAGGCAACAACGCCAATACAAGTAGAGGCTCCGACCATTGTTGCTGAAGAAGGTCAGGCAACAGTCCCGCCAAGCACGGTTGCACCGGCAGAAATAACCGATCAAATCTCAGTTGTAGGTGGGGAAGCGCCTGCTGATACCATAGCGCCTACAGATGTAACTGCTGAAGCTTCTGTGCCTGCCGGAGAGATTACCGATGAAGACATCATTGAGATCATCACTTCGGAAGGTACACCCACGGTAACTCCCGGTGAAGAAACTCCCACGATTGTTGGCGGTGAAGCTACGACTGGTGGCGGCGAAGAGGCTATTGTTTTACCCCCAGAGACTGTCGAAGGCGGCACTCCTGCCGAACAAACCATTACTGGTGGTGAAGGAGGCGGTGAAACTGTATTGGGTGGTGAGGCCGGAACAGGCGGCGATACGGTCATTGGTGGAGAAGGTGATATTGGAGAAGTGACACTGCCAGGAGGCGGTGGCGAGGCTACGCTACCCGGTGGTGGTGAAGGCGAGATAAGCGATGAGGACATCCTCAACATCATTGGGGGCGGTGGAGAAGCCACTCTCCCTGGTGGCGAAGGAGAAGCAACATTGCCCGGTGGCGGTGAAGAACTACCTGCCGTCACTACTGGCGGCGGTGAGGGCGAAGAAGACACTATTTTCTTGGGCGGTGGAGAAGGTGAAGGAGCGCCACCGACAGAGCCTGAAGACGAAGATCAAGCCATTCTAGATCTGATTAAGGAACTAGAGGGCGAAGAGGGCATGGAAGAGATACCGCTAGAAGAAGAGGTAACTGCCGGAGAAACTGGCCCTCGTCCTGTAGTTACCGTAATACCAAGACCAAGGGCAACACAACGCCCTGGAGAAGCTGCTCCATACAGGGTGACAGGACAGGATGAAAGTGGTATTTTAGGCCGGAAACAGCCCCTATTTGGGGGTGATGAAGACCTACAAAGGGCAGAATGGAACCGTAGATCTTTGCGTCTCAGACGCTTGTTAGGACTGTGATATGCCGAATTTGAACATGATGACAGGCGGCGCTGGCATGGGTGGCGCTCGGGAACTGGCAGAGATGCTACGCCAAATGGGAAGAGGGCCAGATAAAGTCCTAGCCCATATTACCCCAGAAGAAGCGAATATGCTGATCCAAGCGGGTGGTAGCGGCAGTATTAACCCTAATACTGGGTTGCCTGAGTTTCAGCCCATGTACGATGACTACGATTTTAGCTACGTTGACAATCCGTCAATGCAGTTTGAAAACCTACCTGACATGGAAGAAACCACTCCTCTTCCGGCTTTTAACATTCAGCCTTATCAGCCGCCACAACAGATGATGGCTGCTCCCATAGAAGATCGTTCTATTAGAGAGGGAGAAATCTATCCTGGCGGGGTAGTTGAACCTACTATTCAACAGCCTGCTGTACGAACACCGGCACCTCTTGGCGGTGCTTATAGTTTTGACCTTGGAAATGATGCAGACATAGCCGCAGCATCCCCCACTCTTGTAGACCGACTTGAACGGGCTGGAGAGCGTTTTGAGAAGTTTGCCAAAGAACGCCCAACTACTACCCGCCTCGCAGGTGTAGGCACAAACCTCCTACTCTCTGGCCTACTAGCCCGTCGAGCAGGCAGGGAGCGTGAGCGTTTTGCCCAAGAACTAAGGCAGAGTGCCGCACCCTACGCCCAGGCACAGCAAGAGGCGCTACAACGCGCCCGGGGTGGTGGTATGACTGCTGCCCAACAGAGGGCATTTGACATAGCCCAAGCCCGTGCAAGGCAAGGTCTGTCTGCTCAGAACCTAGGTACAGGCTCTGCTGCCGCTGGTATCCAGTCAGGACAAGCGGCTAGAGCAAGAAGCCTAGCCAGACAGGAAAGTTTTGACGAAGCAATGAACCTAGCAAAGATAAGAGATTCTTATCTGCGTGAGGCTGCTCGTCAGGAATTGCAAGCAGATGCAGATCTAGCCAATGCGCTAGTAGGAGTGTTGCAGGGTGAGATTCGTGAGGCAACAACCACCCAGGCTACCGCACCGCAGCAGACCCGTGGGAGACCATAATGGCTGAAACGCTGGCCCAGAGTTTAGGCACTACTTCTGACCCTATGGCGGCATTGCTGCGCGGCGGCAATATCCAATCGCGTGGGAAAGCGGCGCGTGAGCAATTCCCGTCCCTGCTAACAAAGAGCGCAGAAGCTGCTGGTGAGTTAAAGCGTTCCGAGTTGCAGGCCGAGTCTGAGAAAGCAGGGCGTGAGGCTGCGGCATTGGAAGAGTCTGGCAGGAAAATGCGTGAAGAGACGCAGCGTATTCGCGGCCTAGAACAGCCATATCAAGAGTTCAAAGCCCCTGAGTACACCGCATTTGACTATGCCAAGGGTGCCGCTACTAGGGCGCTGACAGCCGTAATTCTTGGTGGCGTAGCTAAAACTAGTGCCTTGACTCAGCTAAAGGCTATCAAGGCTATGCAGGATGCTGAGAAGGAGGGTCGGCAAAATGACTTCCTCAATGCTCAATTGACGTTCAATGAGGCTGAAAAGAAGCGGGTTGACTTCAATGAGCGCCTGAAGCGTGACTTGGATGACTTTGAGAAGCTATTGCAGACGGATACCAAGACGGCACTAGCCAAAGCCAAGGTAATGACTTCGGATATGCAGGACGGCTTGGTTAAGCGGCTGATTGATTCTCAGCGTTTTAACGAGGCCATAAAGGTAGCAAGAAACAACATAGAGACTGCCGAAGAACTTGAGAAGCAATTGACGATCAAGGCGCAGGAGGCCGAGTCTCGCAAAGAATTAGAGGGTATGAAAGCAGAGGCTAAGGCCGCAGCGCCTGGTCGTGCCGGTCAATACGCCCTTACCTATGCCTCTAGGGTGTACGGCAACATCCAAAACGCCTATCAGGACTTAGAAAACATTCAGAACCTGCCTGCCATTGCTCAGTCTCCAGTGCTGTCTGGAATGATTAATCGTGACCCAGAAACGGCGTTTAGTAGCATGACAGCCCTTATTGGCAGAACGGTGACAAAGCCAGAAGCTAGAGCGTTTGATCAGGTTGCTAATAGCCTGAGTGCTGCTTTGGCGCGTCTTGAGTCTCAGGGCTTGGCCTCTGGTGGAACCAAAGCAAACATAGCCGCATTTGATGCAGTTAAGCCTAGGGCTGGTGATGATGCAATCAACATGGCTCTCTACATTGCTAGGGTCAAGCAAGAGATTCAGGTTGGTATCAATGTGCATGACAAGATGCCTGGTGCTACGCCAGAGCAAAAACAAGAAGCGCAGCAGATCTTGCGTGAGTTGGATCGGATTGTTCCGTTTAACACCAATGATGTAATGAATGTGTTGCGTGGTTCAAATCGACCAATGAACGAAAAGATGAACCAGATGCTCAACAAGCCTTTTGTTATGCAACAAATTAAACCAGCAACAACAGAAGGAAATCAAACTGCCACCCCCGCCGAAGGTGGATCAGGTACGACAAGTAACTTAACACCTGCCGAAAGACAAAGGCTTGAGGAGTTGCGGGCTAAAAAAGCAAAACGAGAATCTTCGCAATTTTAGGAGGCGAACGTGGCACTATCCGAACGTGAAGAATTAGAATTATTAGAGTTAGAAGAGCGTGATGCTGGAGTTAAATCAAGCATCAAACCAGAGCCTCGTCCCTCAATTCGTCAGCCACAGCCGATTTCATTTGGTGAACGAGTTAAAGAAGCGGCGCAGCCAGAACTCCCGTTAGGTGAGTTTGCTAGGGGGGCGTATTTATCTCCCCGTCGAGCAGGCGTAGCCATGAAGCAACTTATCCCATCAAAACGGGAAGAGGCTACGCGGCAGGCGCAAGAAATTGAAGCAGAACTGAGTGCATCCACACCTAAGAGGGTGGGTGCTACGGTTGCTGACATTGTTGGTCTCGGAAAGATCGCAAGCCCTTTAATTAAGGGTGCCACTGCATTGCAACGCACTTTGAAAGCTGGTGGAGTAGGGGCGGGTGTTACTGCGGCAACTACTCCTGTAGAGAAAGAGACGAACTTCCAAGATTTTATTGCGGAGAAGGCTAAGCAAGGCGCTATTGGCTTTGGTTTTGGCATGGTTCCGCAGGCGGGTATTGAAGGCGTACAGAAGTTCCTGTTCCCTGGCTCGATGCTTACGGCAAACCAAGCGACCAAAGAAGCCGTTGATGAGGCAGTCAAAAGGGGATATACGCTCCCCATCTCTGAGATTACTGATAGTGCCGCATTACAGACATTAGATCGTCTGTTTGACAGCCCTCTTGTGCAACGCAATGCGCCCTTGTTTGCTCGTACTATCAACAAACTTATGGGCGAATCTGCTGACGAGGTAAGTCCAAGAGTGTTGGCTAAGGCTAGTCAAAACCTTGGAAATGAGATACGCGGATTGGTTGCTAATAAGCAAATAGATTTAAATACACTCAACCCGCAAACGCAGCAGATACTCTTGCAGACTTTGCAGGCTATACCTGAGTTAGAGCCCACCAAGTTGCAGCGCATCATAATGTCGTTGCAACAACGTGCTGGCGCTAATCGCGTGATTGATGGTGAAACGTGGCATGAAACCCGTCAACTCTTGCAGAAGGAAGCGCAGCGGTTAGGGCGTGATCCAGCGGCGCAAGTGGCTAGAGATCTAGTCAAAGCCTGGGATGACGCGGCGTTTAACTCCATTCCTGACCCCAATTGGAAGGGCCAGTTTACGAACTGGAAGAGCAAGTACACGGTCTTTAGTGACGTTGATGAGGCTGTGAACGCCAATCCTACGGCTAGGTCTAACTTCGTAAAGGGTGTGCTTGATCCAGAAGACCTACGCAATGTCATCGCATCTAAGCGTCCTACTGAGTTTACCCGCCGTATGTACGAACCTCCCACTTCTGGGACACCAGGGCGGGAGCAAACAACCGAAGCGGGGGTTATTGGCGGTTTGAACGTATTTGGTCGGCAACCAGAGTCAGTAGCGCCTTACTATCGTGCGGCTACGGCTCCTAGAGTTCTAGGAACCTTACTAGGTGCCAAAGGCTTGCAAGAGTATTTGTATAGCCCGTCTGGGCAAAAAGCATTGATGTACGGGTTGCAGCCAGAGCAGAGGCGTTACCTTACCTCGCTGACTCAGCCATTTGCTACGGACATTTCTAGGGCGTTAGCCCGTGAAACATCGGAGGATTAAGATGCCACTCGTTAAGGGTTACTCACAGAAGTCTATTAGCAAGAACATTTCCAAGGAGATGAAGCGCGGTAAGCCACAGAAGCAGGCCGTGGCAATCGCGTTAAGCACGGCTCGTAGAGCCAGAAAGGGTAAGCGATGAAGCAGGGTGACATGAAGGGTGATGAGCGTAAGGAAGACCCGCGCATGAAGA